TGACTATGCTCCTTTTAATCTAAGCGGATTAAAAGTAGCTTTTGTAGCAACTCAAAATAAGCCAGTTAATGATAGGCAATATAAATCATTTGATGTTTTAATAAATCAATTTTTTAAAGTTTTTCCAGGAGGAGAAGTCATGGGAGACTATGAAATAGACAATGAGTATGAAGGACCCGGATTTAATGTTAAAGATAGAGTAAACGCTAAGTATAAAAGACAATTTATAATTGAAGACCCTAGAGATTTTACTGAAATGCCGAGTAAAGTAGCGCAATGTATAACGCGCCCTAAGAAGCTAGCAAAATCGTCTACAACTGGCCCAGAGATCTTAGATATAAATAATATTAATCAAAATATTTTGGAGGTTACAAGAAGCAAAGAATTTAAAGATGACCTAGCAAAAGCACAAAACGCTTTAAAAAATAATTCAGGAGATGCTTTAAATAATTTTCAAACTAAGTTAGGAGAAGTTAATAAAGCTGTAAATTTACCTGAAGGCCCTACAAAAAATTTAATAGATAAAGGTGTATTAGATTTAGAAAAGAAAGCCAATGGGTTTTCAAATATTATTAATGATGCTGTAAAAGCTACTTCAGACTTGCCTACTCAAGTTGAAAGAACAGCTCGAGCAATATCTAACGCAGAAGTAGTAAATACTTAGGATAAAACATGTCAAAAGAATTAGAACAAGCAAATTTATTTATAGATCCTGGTGAATTAAACTCATTGAAAGATCCTATTAACGGATTTGACGATCCTAATGCCGCGTATCCAACTGAGAAACATAAAGGAATATCTTCAGTAAACACTATTGCAACTGGAACAGATGTTGCAAGTGTATATTTAGGAGGAGCTTCTAAAGGAGCTGGCTGGGATTTAGCAGAAGAAACTGGATCGCAGTATCCTATGAATAAAGTTACTGAAACTGTATCTGGTCATATAACAGAATATGATGACACTTATGGTAGAGAAAGAATTATGTTTCGACACCGTAGTGGTTCTGGTGTTGAAATGCGAGCTGATGGAACTGTCATATATAGTTCTACAAAAAACACGTGTAGAATAACTGCAGGAGATGAAAAAATCACAGTTGAAGGAGACGCAGAACTTATTTACAAAGGTAATATAACCATGAAAGTTTCTGGTGACTTCAATTTAGATGTTGGAGGCAATTTTACAACAAAAGTTGCAGGTGATATTATAAATGAAACTCGAGGATCTTTTTTACAAGATATAGAAAAAAACTATGATATGAAATTAGTAGGAGATAAAGCTGAAAATATAAATGGTAGTTCTACAGAAACGGTATTAGGAAATAAATTTACAACTGTTAAAGTAAATCATGAACTTGAAGTTGGTGGTATATTTGAACAAAATGTAGGAGATGAATTAGTATTAACTTCTGAAAATGAAATAATAGTAGCGTCAAGAGATATTAATGTAGGAGCTTCATCTTTAAGCATATCAGGCGATAGTGGACATTTAGGTGGACCTGAAATTGTTGCGTATGCTAAAACTGCGCATGTACCAAGAGTCAATTCAACATCAATTCATGCAACACAAGGTGTAATAGCAGACGTTGGTATGACAGCACCAACATTTAATGGTAATTTATCAGGCAATGCTAACACTGCAGGAAAAGCTGCAACGGCTGCTGTAGGCCCGGCTGCAGGAAGTGCACAAGGAGAAGTAACTTTTACAAGTGCTACAAATAAAGTTACAGCAACTATCACAAAAGAAGTAAATCAAGAATATTTAAATAAAACAGATTTAGGAATCAAGAGAATACAAATAGATCCTAATGATGATTTTGCAGAAAAAATCGATCGTTCTCGTAATTACGGTGGGTTGTCAAAAGTTGAATTAACTACTGAAAGAGCAAGGTCAAAATTAAGAGACCCTAACAACTTAAAAAATCAAACTTTTACTGGAGCTTTAGTAGCAGCTAATATAATATCTAAGAACTTTGCAGTTCCAACTCCTGTAAAATTTGGAAGAATAGTTGGACCAGAAAAAAATGTTATGAGAGGCGCAGAAGATATTGGTACCCAAGATGGTAAGTCAAAAACATTTAAAGTTCAATCGACTAGAACTGGTGATTTACCAAACTATACTTTTAAAACAACTTTTGTTCCTGATCATAAGTATAATCCTTTATTTCAAAGTAATATTACATCAAGAACAAGACTTGCTGATGGTATAACAATGGCAAAATTTTTAGGTGGCTATGGAGATCCTGTCACTATGAACAGTTTAAACGATAAGTCGGATAGACTTAATTTAGCAAAACAATATATGTTACATGCTGAGGCTATGAAGACTATAAATGAAGCAACTGGAAGTAAAGAATTTGAAAATTTTAGACTTGAAGTTTTAGAAGGATTTTACGTACCAGAATCTGCCGAAGTCTTAGATACAACTGATGGTATTAATCACTTTAAGATAAATGGACAAACTGTAGTGTATCACTTAATTAATAATTCAGGTGATATAGCTATAGAAAAAACATTTGATTTAGCGGTGTACTGGAAAGACCATTTAAATTTTGAAAAGCTCATTGTAGATTATGATACTTATAACGCCGATGGAACTTTGCATGCTTGTATAATTTTGAAGATGCCTAAAATAGTAGCACCATGGACTGTAACTTATGAAAATATAATAGAAACAAGATTTAATAATACGGTTCAAACTACAAACGAGTTGATGGAGATATTAGATTCAACTGAAAATATAGAAAATATTGTAGTAACTTGATATAAATAGGATAAAAGGAATTTAAACATGCCAGCAAGAGCTTTTTCAGTAGAAGATGGAAATATTGGTAATACCTCTATTATTACCGCTCGAACTAAAATTTATTCTGATATAGACTTATCTTTTGCTAAAAAAGGTTCTGGTGATGTTTTTAAAAAACAACATGCAGCTGCTGTTAAACAAGCTGTGAGAAACTTATTATTAACTAATTATTCAGAAAAACCGTTCATGCCTAGATTTGGTGGAGACTTAACTTCTATGCTTTTTAGGTTAAGTACTGAAATTGATGATGATAATTTAGAAGATGATATTATACAAGCTATTGAAACATATGAACCAAGAGCAGAAGTTCTTAATGTTAACACTATAATAAGTCCAGATAGTAATGAAATACGAGTTACCGTAACATTCAAAGTTATAAGCACTCAAGAAGAATCATCAGTAGAAATTAATTTAACAAGGTTAAGATAATGGCAACAACAATTACATCCACTCAATTAGATTTTGATCTCATAAAAGGTCGATTAAAAGATTTTTTAAAAGCACAGCCAGAATTTACAGATTATAATTTTGAAGCGTCCGGACTTAGTAATATTTTAGATGTTTTAGCATATAACACGCATTTTAATGGCTTACTAGCTAATTTTGCTTTAAACGAAAGTTTTCTTACTACAGCGCAATTAAGAAGTTCATTAGTATCTCATGCAGAATCTATAGGTTATGTGCCAAGGTCTTATTCTTCATCTCAAGCAAAGTTAGATATAGCAGTTACAATTGATGCTAGTGATAGACCATCTACTATTAAATTACCAAGAAATACACAATTTATAGCAAGTGTTGATGACGTATCGTATACATTTCAAACACGTGAAGATTTTATTGGAACAGATGATGGTAGTGGAAACTATCAATTTTTAACTTCAACATCTGAACAAGATATTCCGGTATTTGAAGGAACAGAAAAAACTAAAACTTTTTTTGTTGGAGAAACTGCGGATTCTCAAATATATGTAATACCTGATACTACAATAGATACATCCACAATAAGAGTTAAAGTTTATGATACTTCAACAGGAACTACGTTTTCAACGTATACTAATATTTCAAAAGCAATAAGAATTACTAAAGATTCAACTTTTTATCAAATAAAAGAAGTTCCAAATGGACATTATGAAATAATATTTGGTGATGGTCTTAGTAGTGGTAAAGCACCAGTCACTGGTAATAAAATAGAAATAGACTATCTTTCCACTGCAGGAACAGTTGCTAATGGAGCTACTGCTTTTACTACTACTGCACAAATAACTGTTAATAGTATTAATTATGGAATAACTGCTACTACTACTTCTACTAGCGCTGGTGGCTCTTATAAAGAAAGTATAGAATCTATAAGACAAAACGCACCTATAGCTTTTAGTTCTCAAAGAAGATTAGTTACGTCAGAAGATTATAAAGCTCAAATATTAGAAAATTTTGGATCATATTTAGATGACGTTATAGCTTGGGGTGGGCACGACAATGAACCTAAAATTTATGGAAGAGTTTATGCAGGATTAAAGTTTAAATCTAATATAGCAACTTCTACTCAAGAAGCTGTAAAAAATGATATTACGCAAAACTTATCAGAAAATTTAGCTGTAATGTCAATAGATTTAGAATTTGCTGATGTAGAAACTACTAATTTAGAACTTATAACTAATTTTAATTTAGATCCAGATTTAACAGGTCAAACAACAACTGCTATGGAAGATAAAGTACAAACTGTTATTAATAACTATTTTGCTACTAATTTACAAAAGTTTGGTGGAGTGTTTAGAAGATCAAACGTATTAAGCTTAATAGATGATTTAGATACTGCTATACTAAACTCTAAGATGACAGTAAAAATGCAAAGGTTACTAATACCAAGTATAGGAAGCAGTTTGACTTATACTATTACTTTTCCTGCTACTATAGCTACTCCAGAACCAAACACACACATAGTAACTTCCAGTAATTTTACTTTTAATTCAAAAGCATGCAGTATTAAAAATAAATTAAGTTCTAATAAACTTGAAATAATTTCTTCTGATGGTACAGTAGAAGTTGATAACATAGGTAGCTATGATGGTGGTAAAGGAACTATTACTTTAGTTGGATTTAATCCTTCTGCTATAGTAGGAACTTCTATAAAATTTTCTGTAATTCCTGCAAATCAAAGTACAATTAGACCACTACGAAACTTTATTCTTGATATTGATACTAGCGCTTCAAATACAAGCGCAATACTAGACTTTCAAAATACTGCGGTAACTTTATAATGGCAATTGAATATCATCATAGTCGAAAACCAAAAAACTTTCAACATAGAAAAGTACGTGAAGCTCTTCCAGAATATTTTACTCAAGATTATCCTAAACTTGTAACTTTTCTAGAAAAATATTATCAATTTTTAGATTCTGATGGTAATAGTTCTTTTGGTAAAGAACTTAGACAAGCTTATGATTTAAGAGATGTGCATGCAACAACACAACTTAATAATTTAATATCAGAAATAGCAAGCGGTTTACCAAATGGAGATAATTTTACAGATCCTAGATATGCTGCAACTAGATTAGCGGAATTACAAAGACATAAAGGAACTCGATTTGCAACAGAAGAATTTTTTAGATTATTTTTTCAAGAAGAAGTTGAAGTAGAATTTCCTAAGAAAGATATATTTACAGTAGGAAGTTCGAAGATTGGAGCTGAATCATTAAAAGTTATACAAAATGCCGCACTTTACCAAGTCTTTTCTGTTTTAATAAAAACAGGTTTGTCTGCACCTACTTGGGAAGAACTATATAAAAAGTTTATGCATCCAGCTGGTTTTTTTATTGGAGCAAGAATTACTTCTGATGCTGAAGCAAGTTTAAGTGGAACCGCTCAAGGATTTGTTAATGATTTTGATTCTGGTACAGTTCCAGTACTATCTCAAGCTTCTACAACTATATTAGCTCCATTTACTCAAATGACTCAGTTATTAGATTCAGATGATAATGGAACAGCTGATTTTAGAATAGGAGTAGATCAATTAGTAAGTATATATCAGACTTTAACTTCTACTCAACTTGATAAATTTTATGGAACAATAGATAACCTTATTGGTGTTAACTCATTTAAATTTGATGATCATGACAGTTCTGGAGGTACAAGACCAGATTTTTCACTTACAACTGAGACTATGGATAATGAAATGTTCTCAAATTATTTAGTAGACTCAACTTTCTAGTATAAATAGAACTATTATTTAGGATAAAAAATGACAAGACAAGATATAAGCGTAGGGACTTCAGCAAACGACGGCACAGGCGATACTTTACGTTCTGCTGGAAATAAGATAAATGCAAACTTTACTGAAATATATAACTTTTTAGGAACTGAAGGCGATAGCAGTACTTTAGCTTCAAGAGTAAAGTTTCAAGATAGCGCAGTAGTATTTGAAGGTAAAAATTTAGATTCTCATGAAATTAGGTTATTTGCGGCAGAACCTACTGCAGATAGAGTTGTTACCTTACCTGACGCTACGGGTAATGTAGTATTAGATACGGCAACTCAAACTTTAACTAATAAATTATTAACAGCGCCAATACTAACAGGATCGAGTGCAAGTGCAGGATCAATATTGTTTAAAGAAGACACTGACAATGGTACAAATGCTGTAACTCTTATAGGTCCAGCCGCAACAGCAGACGTAACACTCACGTTACCAGCATCAACAGATACACTAGTTGGGAAAGCTACAACTGACACACTAACAAACAAAACACTAACATCACCAAAAATTGGAACTGCAATAAATGACACTAACGGCAATGAAGTTATAAAGTTAACTGCCACAGGAAGTGCAGTAAACGAATTAACAGTTGCTAATGGGGCATCAACAACTGGACCAACACTTTCTGCTACTGGAGGCGGAGCTAATTTAAATATATTCTTAACAACAAAAGGTACTGGTTCAGTACAAGTTTCAAAAGCCGCATATACGTCAGCTGAAATTTCTGCTGATGGAGACGCTGCTGATACAGCAACTTATATAATATGTAATAAAGGTTCCGGAACTTTAGCCGTCGGGTTAAATGATGGAACAACAGTTGGAGAATATAGAATATTTACTAATAAAGGAGCAGGCGTTGCTACAGTAACTCCAGATAATTTTGCTGGAGGCGCATCATTCACACTAGCACAAAATGAAGGGTGTACTTGTGTGTGGGACGGTACTAATTGGTTTTTAGTTGGAAATCAATCTGCAATGACAATAGCATAAGATAAGGAATAAAATATGGCAGCAATAATTACAGATGTTTTGAAAAAGCAAATGATGCAGAAAATCTTTGATGAAACAACTGGTGCAACAGCTCAGTACTATGTTGGAATTGGAAAATCTAGTGAATGGAACGCTACTGAAACTGTTCCTACACCTACTGATACTCCAAAGACTATAAGAGATGCGCGAGCTGCATTACAATCTATAAAACAAGCTGAAGGTACTTCTTATGTGATACCAAGGCATAACTGGTCTTCAGGTACAACTTACACTGCATACGATGATGATCTTACAACTATTCCATCGAATACTTACTATGTTTTAACTGATGAAAATCAAGTTTATATATGTTTACAACAAGGTAGAGATTCTGCTGGAGTTGCGGTTGCATCTACAGTAAAGCCAAGTGTGGTTGATTTAGTAAAACCTTTTAAAACTGCAGATGGTTATAAGTGGAAATTTTTATATACAATAAGTGCTGCAAATGCTAGTAAATTTTTATCATCTAACTTTATGCCAGTGCAAAAAATAGTTGGATCTCCATCCGGAGCAATAGAAACAGAACAAAGGTCAGTTGATAGTAATGCTACACCAGGTCAAATTGTAGGAATAGCTATTACTAATGGAGGAACAGGCTATACTGGTACTCCAACAGTAACTATTTTAGGAGATGGCGATAGTTGTACAGCAACTGCTACAATTAATGGTGGATCAGTAGTTAAAATAGAACTTGATTCAAGTGCAGATAGTTGCATGAAAATGGGGCACGGATATAATTTTGCAAGTGTAACAATTGCAAGTGGCGGCGGAAGTGGTGCAACAGCAAGAGCTGTTATTGGACCTGACAGTGGAATGGGAGCAGATCCAAGAGACGAACTTAAATCTACATCATTAATGTTTAATATTAAACCTGATGGCGAAGTTGCAAATGGGTCACTAAGTAGAAAAACTTTTTTAGTTGGTCAGCAATTCAGACAAGTTGCTCTTATTAGAAATGCTAAACATGCGCAAAACAATATTAACCCAGATGATGATAGCGCGGCCCCTCCAATATTTGGAGCTGCAAGTGGACTTGTTTTAAATCATTTACAACTTACAGATTCTTCTGAAACAAATTCATTTGGCATAAACAGAATAGTAACAGGTAGCACATCTGGAGCAAAAGCTATAATTGATCAAAAAGATACAACTACAGGATTTCATCCAAGATTAATAGTTCATCAAGATTCTGCTAACACAGGATTTGGGCAATTTCAAGGAGGAGAAGCACTTACTGGTGCTGGTGGAGGTTCTGGAACTTTAGCAGATAGCGCAAGTGGCTTTAATTTTAGAGTAGGTGATGTTGATAAAACTTCTGGAGAAATTCTATACATAGATAATAGAGCACCAGTTGCTAGAACAAGCACAACTCAAGAAGATATTAAAGTGGTAATCACATTATAAGGTATAAAAAATGGCGACAACTCTAACTAATACTACGTTCTCAACTACTTATAAAGATGATTTTCTAGATAGCGATAATTATCATAAAATATTGTTTAATAGCGGTAAAGCGCTACAAGCAAGAGAATTAACTCAAATACAGACTTTTTTACAAAATCAAATTACCAGACTTGGAAATAATATTTTTAAAGAAGGAGCAGTTGTAAAACCGGGTGGTGCAAACTTAAATCAAAAATATGAATTTATAAAATTAAATACCGCAGCAAATGCACTTCCAACTGATACTTCAGCTTTTATAGGAGCAATATTTGAAGGTACTACTTCAGGAATAAAAGTAAAATGTTTACAAGTTGTAGTTGCTACTGGATCAGATCCTGCAACTCTTTATGTTCAATATATAAAAACGTCTTCTGTTACTGCAAGTGCAAATACCATAAGAATGACACCAGGAGAAAATATATCCGGTGCAGGATCAACTTTAACAGTTCAGACTACAAACTCTACTGATAATCCAGCTGTTGGAACTGGGTTGCTAGCAACGTTAAAGTCAGGAATATATTATGCAAGAGGACATTTTGTATTTACTGAAGATCAATCAAAAATAATTTCAAAATATTCAGATTCAAAAGATACTGATATAGGATTTAAAGCAGTTGAAGAAATCGTTACTACTTCAGACGACAACGACCTTTTTGATAATCAAGGTGCCGTTCCAGATGTGTCTGCACCTGGAGCCGATAGATATAGAATTAGACTAACTATAGCTGAAAGATCAGACGTAGACTCAGATGAAAATTTTATATCTGTAGCGGAAGTGCGCAATGGTCTTATATACAACGCAATAGGTCAAACAGATGCATATAATGTTCCAAATAAATTAATTGCAGAAAGAATAAAAGAAAATTCTGGAGACTATATAGTCAAACCGTTTACTATTAACTTTGCTCCAGATTCTTCTAGTACTACGCATTTACAATTAAGAGTTAGTGATGGTATAGCAGTAGTAGATGGATATAGATCAGCTAGAAATTCTCCAACAATAATAAAAATTCCAAAAGCAACTTCAACTGTAAAACTTGAAAATGAAGTTGCTGCTGCAGATTTTGGTAATTATGTACTTGTTAATCCTGCAGTAACAGCAGCTCCTACAGGAGCTGGCTCAACACAAGGAATTCCAACGCTCTTCTCTGAATTAGAATTAAGAGATAGCGCAAGTATGCATGGTGGAGCTGCTGATAGAAAAATAGGTACAGCAAGACTTAAAGCTGTAAGAGAAGATGGTGCAAAGTATCGATATCATTTATTTGATGTTAAAATGAACTCAGGAAAAGCTTTTCGAAACGTAAAATCTATTGGAGCAGATTCAAATAACTACTTCAACCCTGAATTAGAAAATAATAAGTGTGTATTAAAAGATCCTACAGGAAATACATCTTTATTTGCATTACCTAAACCTAGACCACAAACAATAGAAGATATACAAGTTAATGTTCAAAGGCTATTTACAGCAACTTCTGCAGGTTCTGGTAATAACGTAACTATTAGCTTATCAGCATCAGGTGAAACATTTGCTAACCCTGGCGATTGGGTAGTAGCGGCAGCCGATAGCGATGTCATAACGTCTGGATTATCTATTACAGCAGGAGGTGCTGGACAAACAACTGCTACTATAACTGCTACTGTTGCTGATCACTTACCTAATAGCACTAGTATGAAGATCTTAGCTTATGTGAATAAAAGTTCAGCAACTACAAAAACTAAAGCTTTAGTAACTAAGACAGAAAACTTTTTAGTAGAATCTGACGGCGGAACAACTCCGGGTGGTAATAAGTTTATTAATCTAAGACAAGCTGACGTTTACAGTGTTAACAACGTAGTGTTATTAAGTGATAGTTCTGATCTTAAAGACACATTTTCAATAGATTACGCTCAATTTCCAAGTCATTATGGTTTAGCTAAGTTAAGATTAAATCCTGGGAAAGCTGTTCCTGCTAGTACAATTCAAGTTAAATACCAGCATTTTACGCACACTTCAAATGGAGACTTTTTTGCAGCAAATTCGTATTCTGGTGCAGTTGATTATGATAAAATTCCTAGTATTAAAATGCCAACCGGTAATACAGTTCACTTAAGAAACGTATTAGATTTTAGACCAGTGATGGACTCAGATGGAGCTTTTACAAATAGTTCAACTGGAGCTCGAGCCATAAATCAGCCAGAACCTACAGCTCTTATTACTTCAGACAATACTTACTTCTTAGGTCAAGCAGCAAAGTTAGTCATAGATACTGAAGGAAAATTAAAATTTATAAGCGGTGTTCCAGGGTTT